AGTATGTGACTCGTGTGGACTTGTTGTTTCTATACTTACCAACGAAGAACCGACATACAAAGAAGAACAAGAAATCTTTGAAAAAATTGTCAACTATTCGTACAAACGGGAAAATCATTTCAATGAATGGTTGAGTCAATTTCAGGCTCAAGAGATGACAACCATACCACCCGAAGTCGTCGAACAGTTGCGGGCCGAGTTCAAGAAGATGAAAATTAAGAAGCTTGATGAAATTACACATACGAAGGTTCGGCAGCTACTGAAAAAGTTGAAGTGGAACAAATATTACGAACATGTTCCATACATCACAAACATTTTGAATGGTATCAAGCCACCCAACATGCCACAAGAATTGGAAGAACGTCTCCGTATCATGTTCAAGGATATTCAAAAACCGTTCGATGACAATTGCCCGAAGGATCGTAAAAATTTTTTGAGTTACTCCTATGTTCTTTACAAATTTTGTGAACTACTCAGTGAGGACTCCTACCTCAAATACTTCCCACTTCTCAAGTCCAAGGAAAAGTTGTACCAACAAGACGTCATGTGGAAGAAAATATGTAAAGACCTTCATTGGGAATACATACCAACCATCTAAAAGAGACGAGTGAGGTAACTCATTCGTTCATCGATGTTCCTCTTCGTGTACGAGGACGACGTCTTGATGTCGATGAGACGGAAAAAGTATTCCTCAGCCACGTTACATGAGTCTTCGCCATGTTCATTCACGAAAGAGTTCATCTTGTCGACGAACAGTGCAACATTTTCAACGTCCCGCTCATCACATTTGAAGTCGTTGATTGCGAAAATTCGAGCCATGTCCAGAGGAAAGTGTGATCGGATCGAACTCTTATCAACCGGTTGTGTGATCTTGTAGACCGCGTGCAAGAAGTTGATGAAGGTTTTCATTCTCATCTCCACGTCAAAGCCGGGGCTGTCAGTATTCTTCTCGATGTACGTCTTGAGACTGTTGGAGTGATAGCGTCCGGCAGTCTTTGGGTTCGAACTCGTGAAAATGTCGTACATGTTCACAAGGATCGTCACGTCGGCATGCCTGACAGTCGGTGTAAACGTTTCAATCTCTTCCAACTTGTCACTCCGAATATTCTGGATCATCAACATGACAGGGTGATCATCATAGGACCAAGCAATTTCAGTCACCCGGAGAGCATGACCCATTTGGAGAGTTCGGAAGTAGTCACGACGTTCGGCATCCGTGGGGTTGTCGACCGTACACAATTGAATCTGTGTAATGTCAAACTTGTTCCGCTCCCACTTGTCCAATTCAGAATACAGACGTCCATTGTACCTGAACATGTCATTCTGAAACATCGACAATGTCGTGAGTCTCTGCCGACCATCGAGCACCTCTGATTCAAAGATACCAATGTTTCGAGGATTGGTCGCTAGGCTGATGGAAGGGATGGGGTAGGACTTGTCAAGAATGGATGCAATCAGGTTGTGCCTATCTTCAAGAGACCACACATCACCTCGCTGATACGGGGGAGACAGATCAATGATCTTCTCGTTAACCTGGAAGACCAGGTTGGAAATGCAGACGTGACTGTAGTTGAACTTGGGCATTGTGGTGATATGACAATGGCCAACATCAATGTCTACTTAGGTAACGACTTTACGTATTTCAACCTCCCGATTCGAAAATGGTGGGAAATTTATCAAGTAGGCAACCTTTAGATCAAGGAGTCTCAAATAGTTGAGAGCCTGTAGCTCAGCTTGGTCGTTGAGTGTCTTGATCGCCTTGAATTCCAGGACGATCTGAGAATCCACGATGATATCTGCTCGAAGGTTCCCAATCACATGACCTTCGAAGGGTACAGGTACGATTCTCTCAGATTCATAACGTACACCAGCGTTTCGTAAAAGAACTTCCATCGCATTATGGTAGACTCGCTCACTGTAACCGGGACCAAGATCGTTATATATCTTTTTTGCGAAACCATATATATCCATTGTTTGAATACAACTCGAACCTTTAATGACGTATATCGAGTAGGTGAGGAACGACACAGTTATAGCGATTGTGGATTTTCTTGATTTCCTTATTTACATACTCTACCAGTTCTACTAATACACCTCGAAGGTTCTTATAATCATTGGGGTTCAATACATACTGTCTCAACATGTCACCAGCCGTATCGATAAACATCTGGTGGATGTTTCGTATGTCGCGATTTTTTTCACGGAGTTTATCCCTTCTCTGTAATTCTTTCTTGAACCGAAACTCGTCAATGTCATTCAACATGTACGAGACCCTCAACCACATGTTGTCATTGTCATAAATTTCGTCGTATCGATAATACATGTCACGATTGTATTGTGATATAATTTTGCGAATATGTGTCATAAACTGATTGTATCGTAGTTCCTCAAATCCGGGAACACCACCACATGGGATATCCCCATGTTCACGACTTGTGAAATGTTTGTTTTTGAATTCCATGTAATGAGGGTTATGTATTCGCCCAGTCTCTATACGACCAGTGTCCCAACTAAATGCGGTATGACAATCGATACACCACATCTGTGCACACCCGTCAATCTTATGAATCATCGTTCCACATTTGGGACATGGTTTCGTGTCACGCTTCAATAACTTCATCGTCTTAACAGAGTCTGGATTACACACGTGTCCATCTTCTATCAACTCGTTACACTTTTCACAAAAGGTGTTCTGACATATACCACAATACCACTTTTCATCTATGAACCCCTTACATTCTTCAGATGGACACTTTCTCGTCAACTTTTGCCTATCTTCTACAACGTGTGTTCTTCGACGCAGGTCCATGAGTTCACTGAAAGCGGCTGTCATTTCGTCATTGAGTTCCCTCAATTCAGTAAACCTTCGACGCTCTTCCATGGAAATACCCTGTGAAGTGTAGTGGTTATGTAAAACAACCAAACGATCCCTCAAATTGTCAACTTTTAGATTGAGTCTTCGCATGTGTAGTATTCGCTCAACTTCGGGTTGTGTTTCGGGCATTCGTATTTTTTCACGATCAAATAAAACATCTTCTCGGTGTCGTTTGTACTCGCGATTTCTGAAATGTTTTGTACAGAAATCATCAACGAATTCACGATTCCATAAATTTTTACACTTCATACAATGTGGATCCTCCATAGATGATATCAAATACGTCTGGCAACACGTCTTACACACATACAAATCACAAAAAGGACAGGAAACTTTTTTGTGAATTGTTTTGTTGTACCTTTCACAACATACACCACAGTTGTCCATTACACTACTTTAAGTATTTTTCTTTAACCCAATCTCTATCAAGCTTAAATATCTTAGATAGGGTTGGATCTTTTCGTTTGAATAGAATCATCAACACATTAAGACGCCTGAAAAGCCCCAACGGTGGTTCACCCGACCGGATGACACGAGCTAACGCACGATGTCTGGCGATTATACTTTTGTTTCGAACACCTTCGTAACCATGTTCACTCATTATACCAGAATTACTTATGGGAATCCTCACGATCATTATTATAGGCTACGATTAATTATTTCATCCTCAACATTCTTTCGTATCTTGGCAAGATCCTTACCTGTCTCAGCTTTAGCTACCCGCAATTTATACATCGTTGCCCGAGGATTAGTGAGTTTTTGTCGTTTCTGATTGATAAAGGATACCAGACTCCTTCTTTCCATATTCGTGAGAACCTTTTTCACTGACGTAGCAGAACGCTCTGCCGCGTTCCGAACACTCTGTTTTGTAGGTTTGGCCATGGTCGCGTTAGCCAGTGTCTTTTTGAGATTTTCAACTGTTTTATTTGTTTTCGTGACCCGGGTCAAGAACGGGGCTGCGACAGATCTAGGAAGTTTTAGTCTATTAATATTCGACTGATATTTACTTCTGAGTGTCTGTAACTGAAGCTTATTCGCCTTGGCCTTGGCTTCAGCATTCGCCTTGGCTTTGGCTTTGGCTTCAGCATTCGCCTTGGCTTTGGCTTTGGCCTTGGCTTCAGCGTTTGCTTTTTTCTTAGCCTCCTCAGCGTTCGCTTTCCTCTTGGCCTCCTCGGCGTTTGCTTTCCTCTTGGCCTCC